GACCTGCGCGTCCGACCGCGCCCACGGCTTGCCGCCCCAGACGTGTTCGAAGGCTTCGGGATCGGCCTTGAGCAGAGCGTCAGCCTCTTGCTTCAGCACCGCAGGGAACCACGGGTTGTCCGTGTAGGAGACTTTGCGAACGATGGACCGCTCTGGCGTCTTGACGATGTAGCGTTGATAGGTGCTGTCCGATTCCATCGCCGGGTTGAACGTCACCCAGATTTCGGAGTTGTCCTTGCGGATGGTCGGGATGAGGGTGCGCCAAGACGTATCGCTTACGGCCTCGGCTTCTTCGACCCAACAGATGTCAATGCCTTCCGTGGACTTGATTTGCGCGATGTCGCGCCGAAGGCCTTTGAACAAGAACTCGGTGCCATTGGCTCCGAGGATAGCCGACTCTTGCACCGTGTAGAAGTTGTCAAGCTCCAAGCGCGTCACCTGATCCGCCAAGACCCGATGCACGGAGTCGCGGATGGACGCCTGATACTCACGCGCACAGAGAATGCGGAGAGGCTGGGAAAGTCCGTGGACAAGCAAGGCGCGGGCAAACTGCCACGACTTTGCCGAGCCTCGACCGCCAAAGGCCACGCGATAGCGAACGCCCCCGAGGGTTGGCGTGTAGAGGAACCCGAACGCTTTGGGGGTCGGGACGTGGAGGGCTGTCACTCGACTGGCTGATCGTCAGGCGCTATCAGTTCCACGCGAACGGCGCTCGGCGGGAGCTTCTCGCCAGCGGTCGTGTGATCCACGGACTGACGCGGCTTGCCAAAGGCGCGGTCCAGCAAGGCTTCAGCGGCCCGAATGTCGCCCTTGACGGCCTTCGCACGCAACGCCATCAGCGTTGCCTCCAGCGCCGAATAGCCGTCCTTCTCGTCAGCGAGGATCTTTGCCAGCGCCTCGGAGATGTCCGGTAGCTTCGGGCGTCCTTTCGGGTTGCCCGATTTGCCCTTCGGGAACGGCTTGAGGTTTTGGGGATTTCCGCGTGGATTTGCCATAAATATTTAGGCGATAGCCCAAATATTTGAGCTATTTGGGCGTAGGTTAGTCATTGACTGTTTATCCGTTGTTGCGAGCTAACTCGTTGAATGTCTTACCACTAACACTATGGATGGCATCGCGTCCTGTAAAGTCTTGCCAGCGTTTGACGATGACATCGACGTACATTGGCTGAAGTTCCATCGTGTAGCAAATGCGTCCGGTGCGCTCTGCGCCAATCAATGTTGCGCCAGATCCGCCAAACGGTTCGAGGCAAAGTCCCTGTTCTGGTAAACTGGACCGCATGATGCGTTCCATCATCGCCACGGGCTTGGGTGTCGCGTGTCCGTGGCGTTCTTCGCCGGAGACTCGGGCAAACTCCCAGACATCGTGCATGATGTCGTGTGTGTTGTCAAAATAGCTTCGGCCTTCCTCAATGGTGGCTTTCAGTTCGGACCACGGACGAAGGAAACGTCCCGGATATTCCGCTTGCATTTTAACGTAATATTTCTCTGGCATGAGTTGATACTGCGAGCGGGTGAACCAATGGCTATACATCTGGACCCCGCAGATGCGCTTGATGTCGGCAGATTTAATGCCAGCGGCGGTGGCTTCTTGCTCGAAATAGGAGCGAAGCGGTTCCCACGTTTCGGAAAACTCGGACGCATTGGCATTGCCCAAGAATTGATTGCCAAGCTGAAAAAACAGGCACCGTTCCGATGCCGTGGGAAACTGCGTCAAAACGCTCGATCCCATTCCTTGCGCGGCATTTTTGTTCCAGACGATTTCGTTGCGGAGTTCGAGTTCTTCAGAACGTCCCAACCCTGCTGTGTACCAGAGACGCCAAAGGTCTGGCGAGTTGCCCCAGATATAGACGCTGGCATTGTTCGTCAAGAATGGACGATAGGTTGCCCACCATTCAAGCTGAAATTGGTCGAGGTCGGCACCGTACAGATTGTCGTTGGCTACGCCTTCTGATGCCTTGCCCATTCCATATGGCGGATCGGCGTGAAGAAGTTGGGCAATGCGACCGTCCAACAATCGCTCCACATCGGTGATGACGGTGCTATCGCCACATAGCACCCGATGGTCGCCAAGTAACCAGAGGTCGCCCAGCACGGTCGTAGGCGTCACAGGCGCTTCCGGTACCTCGTCAGGATCGGTGAGGCCGTCCTCGGTAACCTTCTCGAAATCGGGAATGTCTAGCCCCCACTCCGCCAGTTGCTCGGCGTCCCATTCGTTTGCCAGCGTTTCCCATTCCCACTCACCAAAGCCAACGTTGTCCTTGATGATGAACTCGCGTTGCTGTTCCGACGTAAGGCCGCTGGCGAGGATGACGGGGACTTCGGATAGCCCCGCCGCTTGACAGGCCTTGAGGCGCATATTGCCGCCCAGCACGACCATATCGGCGTTGACCACCAACGGGCGGATCTTGAGCATCTCGGGAAACTCTTTGATGCTTTTGACGAGCTTGGCAAACTTCTCGTCTTTGATGATGCGCGGGTTGTCGGGGTTCGGCTTGATCTCCGACAGCGGCATAAGGCGGCTATTCATTTGGCAAAGAGGTCAGGGTGCTTTGCGTGTAAAGCGGCGAAGGCGCGTTCGCGATTGCTCGAGGTGGTGACGCGGGGGCCGTCGTGGGTGTAGTGGACCCAGCCGTCGATTGGAACGTACAAGGCTTGACCGCCAGACTTGAGGACGCGGAGCCAGAAGTCCCAGTCGTGGACGTATTCAAGGCTCATATCGTAGCCATCGACGCGATCCCACGCGGCTTTACGGACAACGGAGGACTGCCAGATCTTGTTGCCTTCCGTCATTTCCTTGAGCGTCACCGAGGATGGCGGGTAGTAGCTGGCTCCGACCCAGACCTTATGTTCGTGGTCGCGGTGTGCGCCTTTGACGTTGGTATAAGCGATGTCTGCGCCTGTGCTGTCAAGCGCGGAAATGGTATGCTCGAAGTAATGCGGTTCGAGGGTATCGTCATCGCCCAAGATGCAGAGGTACTTTCCGCGAGCAATCGACGCCATATCGTTCCACGCGTGGTGGAAGTTGGCGGGGTTGGTAGCGTAGTTGACGAGGATCTGTATGCGGTCTTGCGGGATGGTCTGCCGCCACACGCTTGACAGGGCGTAGCTCAGGAACTGCGAGCGGTGGGACGCGATGAGGACGGTGACGTCAGGCGTCATTGGGTTCCGGCGTTGGGGGTGGGAAGGTTTGCTCCCAGTTCTTCTTGAACGTCTCGGGGTCCACGACGATAGGCCGAGGCGTATCGCCTTTGCCGTTCTCGCTCATCTTGACACCTTTGGCAATGCCAAACCAGCTTTACGGTAGGCGCGATGCACGGAACGGCGTAAGGATCGTGTACGCCAACGCCGCAACATTGCCTTAAATACGCGCTTGTGGCGTTTATAAACTTTGGGATGTACCATAACAAACGCTGGCTCATTGCGAATGGCACGGGCGAGTTTGTCGCACAGCGCCTGAACATCGGCAACCGTAGTCATTCCTCGGGGTCTCCGAGGGTTTCAAGCGGCTTGCGTTGGAGGGCTTTGGCGGCGTCAAGGAGCGTCTGCATATCCTCCCGCCATTGCTTCGCCTCGTCACCCAGAATGTCGGTGAGTTCTTTGGCGAAGTCATCGTCCGAGATGTCAAAGTCCCCCGGCATAGTGTTCTCCTGTGCGGCGTAAGGCGTGATCGCGGAGGGTATCAACCTGTGCTTTGGTCAGGCCGGGCGGCATTTGCTTCTTGAGGTAGCCGAGCGGGATGCTAGCAAGCCAGATGAGGCCGATGGCGGGGATTGTGAGAGCCGCCATTAGCGCCACGACCAGCAGGTTAGCGACGGCTTGGGCGAACAATCGCAACATAGCGAGGCTCCGGGTACGCACGTTCGCCTGTCCGCGCACAGGCTTCGTTGTGCTGTTTGACGGAATGCGCGTCAGTCTTGCCGTAGGTGCAGACCGGACAGAACCGATGCGGCGGGAGAGGTTGAGGAGTGTGGCGGGTCATTGGAAGCTGATGCGCTTACGTCCGTGGATGCCAGCGGCGTAGCGCCGTCGGAGCATCGCAAGATAGCCCTGCCGCCGCTTCTCTATCAATGCCCGAGGGGTCAGGCGTTCGGGCTGGGCCAGAAGGTGCTTCCTGATCCGCGCTACGTTCGTCGGGCTGTACGTCTGAATCTTGCGACCCTTGTATTGCACGACCTCGTAGGGGATGCCGTACAGTTGCACGATGCGGCGAATCCTTCCGTCACGTGTGTCAAAGCGTTTCGCCATCTCATTGACCGTGAGGTAGCCGGGCTTGATGGTGTCCACCTTCTTGTAAAACTTCTCCTCCTTCCGCGCCACGACATCCGTGACAATGGTGCGGACCGGCTTCCATCGATGCAGGTCGTGCTTCCACGACAGGGCCGAGATGACCGTGCCGTGCGGCCCGAGGATCGCTTCGGCCTCATGCTTGGTCGAGGCAACCGCCGTGCGGACAATCGCCCCGTCGTTGTTGATCAGATACCACTCGGTCATTCGGGAACCCGGTCGAGGGCGCGGTTGACAGAGTGCCAGAGCGTAGCACGGGCGATGTCGTGCGCGTCATAACCGCCCTTGATGGCGGGCAAGACGTACTCGTAGCGGAAGGCCCGAGCGCCGATTTTGACGCGAGCCAAGCGGAGGCCGTGCTTCTTGAGCATAGCGCGAGCGATGTAGCCGTAGGTCATGTCTGTTCTCCGTGTCGGGGTTGAACTACACAATGAAAACTACACCCCCCGCACCGATTGTCAATACCCCCCTAAAGCCCTACCCAGCAACGGGTTGCATATCCGTTGCATATGCACCTGTACGGCGCTTGGGCTTCCCGAGCAGGACCGACCGCTGGCGGTGCGACCGGGCTAGCTCCTCCGAGCCGACCAGCTTCTCGACCGCCGCCTGCGACACGTGCCACGCCCCTCGGTTGGCCTGCGTCTGCACCGCCTCGAGCTTTCCCTTCTTGATCCACGCGTGGACGAGCTGGCGCGAGAGGCCGAGGGTCTTGGCGGCTTCCGAGATGGACATCGTTCCTTCGGTCATTCTTCCTCCGTGATGCGCCACTTGAGGGCGCGGGTGAGTGCGTCGATAACGGACGCGGTGAATAGCTCCTTCGGTTGACAACGCAGGATACGCCAGCCCAATGCCGCCGCCTCCCGCCCCTTCTCCTGATCCCGCACAATGCCGGTGCCTCTGCCGTGCGCCCCGCGTACCCAGACGCCGCCGTCAATCTCGAGCGCGACGCGATGCTCGGGCCATGCCCAGTCCATCCGCCACTTGCGGGTCGGATGGAACCGGTACTCCGCTACGGGTATCGGGAGACGCTTGGCCTTGCAGAAGGTGTCAAAGCTAACTGGCATATGCATACCCGTTATGCAGGGATGAACGGCCTAACTGGTAGCCGGTTACCCATTAGCCGTCCGTCCGCGTGGCCCAGAGCCATTGCGTGTTGTACGCCATGCCTTCGAGCATATGCGGGTCCAGCCCTAACGCCTTCCAGCCGTGCTGATGTTGCTTTCGGTGGCAGGAGGGGCAGAGCGGAATAATCTCGCGGTAGTCCGCCTTCCGTCCCATGCCGCCCGACTTGATGTGCGCGTTCTCGGACGGACGCTTGGCACAGACCATACAGGGCAAGCTGTTGATGAACTCGACCCGGCGCTTGGACCCGTACACCCGCTGGAACTCAATGCCAGAGCGCGGCTTGGCCTTAATGCGCTTCCGTGCCTTTGGCTTTGCCTTGCTGGTCAGGCGCGTCTTGCGCTTCAGCGGGGTCCGCTTCACGCCTTCCTCCGACACGCCCACGCCACCCGCTGAAACTCGTCTTGCATAAACGGCTCCAACTTGTATCGCGCACAAGCGTCGGCAATCTCGGAGTCTTGTATCTCCCACCAGTTCCAATGCTTGCCGTTCATCTGATCGTAGAAATAGTCATGCGTCGGGGCATAGTCGTGGGCCATGATAACATCGCCTGACCGCAGGAACTTGGCGTAGCGGTTGAACTCGGCTGGCTTGTTGCCCCCATCGCAGAGGACAAGGGCAGGGCCTTCCGCGTACTTGACGTGGTACTCGAGAACCGTCGAGTTCAGCGCGTCCACGCCGTAATACATGATGCCGGGTTGCATCAGGTGAGGCCGATCGCGCACCGCCGGGTCACAGGTCCAGAGGTCGGTCGCCTTCAACCCAGCCTCGTCAAGCAAATCGCGGATCAGGATGGTCAGCCCGCCATCTGCCGTGCCAATCTCTAGCACCTTGACGGGCTTGAACGTGCGGAACAGCGCCCGGAAGACATCCGCCACGTAGCCATTCTGATGCACCGGCACGCCGCGATATTCAAAGAACATCGGATCAGACATCGCTCCACCCCTGCCGCGTGCCTTTGGCAACCAGTACCCGCGCATAGTGGTGCGGGTAGAAGCGATGCTCTACTCGGTTCCCTCGGAACTGGTCGCGCCACTCAACCGTCGGCTCCTCGGCTTGCCGATCCGCGATGGTCTTTGGTTCCTCGTCCTCTTTGTTGCGCCAGCGCATCGGCTATCTCCGGTGAATGATGATGGTTTCGCACTTCGGGTCGTTAGCGACGGGTGTATCGACATCGGTCATCTTGACAATGACAAGTGCGGCACAAACAAAGCCCAGAAAAAAGCCGTACGCTAGGTCGAGCCAATTACGCCACCTCATATCGCACTCCGGCCCAGTCGGGCGGGTTGGGGGTCTCGGGCCATCAGTTCACATCCCTTCGTCGTGATGCGGCGAACCATCCTCTCGGCCTTTGTCTCGGGGTCAGGGCGCGTCTCTTGCGTATCGCACAGCAAGCCAGACCGCACCAACTCCGAACAGCGGGTCGCGTACTCCGACCGCAGGTTGAGTCCCGCCCACTCCGCCGCCTCCCGATCGGTAAGGCCGTCTTGGTGCATGTAGTGCGCCTCAAGCAGTCGCGCCTTTGCCGTCCCCGAGCGCGGCAGGATAGCGTCTGCCGCGTTGTGCGAGGTGGCAGGGTCCGAGGCACGGGCCTTTGGCTGGATGTCAAACAACCCGAAGCTGATGGGCTGACGCCGACGCGCCATCTCAAGTTCGACTTCATCCATCGACCACATCCTCCGCGTCAAAGTGGTGGGCGCAGACATTCAGGCCGTGCGACATCCACGCATAGGTATCACCCGGCTGTATCGCCCCGCGCCATTCGCCTTCATGATCTTGCATATCGCAGTCCCGAGTCTCGCGGGAGACCCGTACTCTGGCCCCCCGCAACTCGTACCATTCGTGGTCCGCTCGGATGCGCTTCATCGTCAGAACGGAAGGCTCGAATCCAAGTCCTCGTCATCTGGCGGCGGGATCTTGCTGAAGTCAGGCGGCGGGACGCGCTTGCCACTCGGGGCTGGCATCTTGACCTCGGGTGCCTTCTCCGCTGGCTTGGCTTCCGCAAGGCCGTCGGGCTGGATGCCCTTGT